GCAAGATATTGAGCATTATTTGCATCTGTAGCGTATGCTGTTAGATTACCTGTCTTATTTTTTCTAAAAACCTCTAATTGGGCTATTTTTAAGATACGTTCTTCTGCATTCTTGATAAATACATTGATATTATTCACAAAAGTTGTTTCTGTGTTCTCAGTGTAGTCTTGAATTGCTGTTTTCATTTCTGCGTATGTAAAACTCATGATATTGTCACCGTAACTCCACCTACTGCACCAGTAGCAACTAAATTATTAGGGGTTAAACCCCCATCGTATGCCATTCCTACTGGATTCCATCCCCATTGTATATTGTCTTGTTGCGGAATGTTCTGTTCAGGACGTGGATTTCGCAACGCTTGTGGGTCTGGAGTAGCTCGTAATGGCTCTAATTGAGGTTGTTTTGCTTCCCATTCGTCCTTGCCAACTAGCAAGCCATTCCACTCTTTTCGCATATCTCGCAAGCGATAACGGAAGCCAGAACGGTCAGATATACCATATGCCCATTTTCCAGTGGCATATTTAGACATAGCCATAGCTCCTTAAATCTGGAGCCATACGGAAGGACGCTCTATCTCTATCTTCGTCCATTGCGCGGTTTAATTCTTCTTCATACACCGCTTTTAGCATTTGTGAGCGATCTGGAGCGCGTTTCATAGAGATATAATAGGCCAATCCAGCGGCTAAAGCAGGGTAAAAACGAAAGGGAACTTGCGCTGTATTTGTGTAAGTATCAGCGTCATCCATGCGTACTAAAGCGTCATAATACACCACATCAGTGTTATTATCAGGTAAAGGCCACATTTGAAGGACTGGATTTATCTGTCTATCAACAAAAAACTGTGTTGGTCTTGCAACTGTAGATTTTGTTGGAATATTTAAGTATTCGTCTCTACTTATGCGGTTTAAGGCATAATCTGTACCATCTCGACGTATAACTAGGGATAATATGTCAATTACATCAGTTCCAAGAGGCTCATTACCATCTCCTTGAGTAACTGTGAAGTTTTTCTGCGCTATAGTCCATTGATTTAAGCCTCTATTTGCCCAATCAGCAAACATTAGGTTCATAGAGCGTTTTGCAGTCTTTAAATCATATCCAGTACGAACTTCTAAGCCACATCTCTCAAAAGCTTCCTCAATATAGTCTGCTACGTCTAGTTCAAAGTCCTTAGAGCCTGATACAGTCATTTCTTTTTCCTTTTTAGAGCCTTTACTCTACGAGGCTTGCCCGCAGGTTGACCAATACGCTTCTTTTGGGCTACTCTACTACGCTTTTCACTCGCTGTCATCTCTGATCTTGTTTTTGGCGTCTTAGAACTTACGCGTTTGCTTGGGCGACAGTAAGGAGTTGCGCGTTTTTCACCTTTTTTACGACCACAAGGCTTACCTGTTTTAACATCTTTCCAGTCTTCTTTAAACCAACGCTTTAAAGCAGCACCTTTTTTTGTTTTTCTAACAGCCATTATGAATACTTTGTAACTTTTCTTCTATTTGACAAAACTTTACCGCAACCATTTGCTACAGCTCCACCGCTAATCATTCGACGTACTGGACGTTTGCGAAACTCATTAGATGGCTCAATAACGCCACCCATAGCCTTCTTAACAGGCTTTTTCTTGCTGTTTCCCCAGTTTTTAGCGCCTTTTTTTCTACACTTAGCGATTGCTCCGCTTGCGTATGCGCTTGGAAACACCTTGTACCTTGCTTTTACCTTTTTGTAGCACGCGTCTTTTGGCATTCTTCTTCCTTTTCATGGGCGATTTAGTAACTTGTTGCCCCATCTGTGAACGGCTCATAGCCATTTAGCACTTCCACCTTTTTCTAGCTTGTCGCAATCGACTATTCGGGTCTTTTGCAGCTTTTGGAAATTGTTTCATTTGTCCTGCTGAACGTGCGCAATAAGATTTACGGCGTTTAGCGGCGGCACTACCCTTTTTAACCTTGCCAGTAACAGCAGTTTTAAGCTTAGAGCCGGGGTTTTTCTTACGATAAGCGGCAACGCCCTTTTTAGTCATGCCTGCACCAGCTTTTGTCTTGCGGTAGTTACCGCCTTTGCCAGTGGTTTTTCTTATAGTATTTTCTTTCTTACGAGGCATATCTCACCTATTGGTAAAAAATTATTATTAAAGAGTAGACAGGAGAAATATTAATTCTCCTGCCATATTTTAAATTTATGACAAAAAGATTGTCAATTCGTTACTGGAACCTGTGAAAGCACTAACATACGAACCACTACTAGCCAAAATACCATCACCCGGAATATTTAAGTGATGGATTCCCACTGGAAATGTTTGCGTAATCAGAGTTTCGCCCGAACCGCTTCCGTTTTTAATCGTAAAAGCGCCAGCGGCTGCTGCGTAAATTACAATTTGACGAATGCGTGAACGAGCAGGGCCAACAACAGCCGCAGATGTTCCCTGCGCCCAATTATATGCCTGTACTGGACCTGCCATGTAAGCCTCCTATTATGATAATGCGGCACCAACAGCAGTAACCCAAGCGGCTCCTGTATTGATTACTAAGCAATATTCATCATTGCCTGCACCATTGTCGCTGACGATGTAAACAGTGCCAACAGTTGTATCAGCAAAAGCTGGAAGATTAGCAGTTGTTACAACTGGTACTTCAAAGCCGTTAGTTGATTGCACTGGTCCTGAAAAATGTGTAGTTGCCATGTTTTTCTCCTCTCGTGTCCGAGGTCAACTTCCTATATTTGCAAAATACAGGAATATATAAAATTGTTTGAACATCATTGTTCAATTACAAGATACACGAAGTTTTTACAAAAAGAAAGGGGCAACCGAAGTCGCCCCTGTCAAAACTAAAAGACTTATTATTATGCGCCCGGAGAACCGAATACACAACGTGGGTCAGAATAGCCAAAGCTGTAACGCTCACGCGCTTTGAAACGCATGTTACCTGTATCGAAGTCAGCTTCCATGTTCGTGCGCATAGGCGAACGCTCAAAGTGCTTAAATCCGTTAGGTGCATCAGTTTTAATGAAAAACGCGTCTGGGTCTGTCAAGAAATGGTTTACAGTGTAACCTTCTGGAAGCATACCCATGTTTTTTACTGCGTTAAGATCATTGTCTGCTGTGCCAACACGTAAAGTTGATTCCAACAAGCGATCTGCAACGAATTGCAGTTGTGGTGGAATAACCATTTTTGCTCCGCGAAGAGCAATAATCATGTTGCGTTCGTCTACAAACGTTGAAATATCAATTAAAGCATTTTCTAACGAAGTTTCGTTAAGGTCTGCAGCAGTTGATGGTTCGTTGCGGAAAGTTCCGCCGCCTGATAGTGGATGTGCTGTTGAACAAAGCTCAACACCGTCACCACCTGAGAAAGCAGCATTAAACGCATTGTTTAATACAGACGCAGCTTTTACTTGCTTAGTGTGCGCCATTGAGCGCGCAAGTGCTTTTGTATAACGAGCGCCTAAGCGGTCATACAAGTTGTCTTCGATTGCCTCTTCAGTCAATGCGAATGCAAGCGCAACTGTCTCGTGTGAATAACGAGCAGTATATGCTTCATTTGCATTATCAAAATCGACTCCTGCGCCTTCGGATTTTGTGGGAGCATTCCCAAATCCTACAAGCATTACTTCTTCTTCAAACGCGCGGTCTGAAGACTCAGTATCGAAGATTTCAGCATGTTCGCCTTCGTAGCGATCATACTCCATACCGAACAGAGCGTTGAGGCCCGGTTCTAGCTCTTTGACGAGCTGGGAACGTGAAATAGCCATTACACAGACTCCTTATGCTAGACCCGCAGTGCCAGCACTGAACAGGTGGTTGTTGATTTTTACGATTACATTAGTATTCGCGGTGGCGACATCGCTATTCTCAGGGTCTTGAGAAATGTCGATTGCTTTAAGCGGAAGACCAGCAGTCGTCGCGCCTGTTGTAACATCTAGCTCAGTGCGAGAATTACCACTTACGGTACTTCCTGCCGTTGCATCAACGATGTCAAAGTTTCCGAACAAGTCAGCTACAGGCATAGCTGCATCTGCTTGAATTTCGAAAGTTGCACTTGGGTCATCAATGACATTTGCGAAAATATCTGTCCCAGTTGCGTTTGCAGGCCAGTAGTTAGAATATGTTATTTCACCACTAGCGTTTACATATGAACAGCCATTAAATACGCCCAAAATCAGATTAGTAGCACCTGCTGGCGCACGAGTAATTGTTCCATTAGTAGCGACTATAACTAAGTCACCTTGGAAAATACTTGTAGCATAGCCAGAAGCAATACGATAACGATTTTGTCTTTGTGAACTTGTGGAAGTTCTAAGAGGGCGAAGGCCGAAAGCAGCGTCTTGATTAGACATCTTTACTCTCCTTCAGAGTTTCCGCGTCCTTTTTGTCCAAAGGAAACGGATGATTTACGTTGCGGATTTAGCTTAGGCATGGCTGGATTGTTTTCACGCATCCAATCACGATCCACTGCATCCATTTGATTTTGTGATACACCTTGATAGTGCTTACTCCGCTGCTCTGCTACTTCGACGGGGATTCTTGCGAGAACAAGACCACCAACACCAATGATGCCAGCGTTTCTTCCTTCGTCTACAACAGGGCCATAATAGTCTTGGTATTCCTCAGCGCGAACGAGGTCCCAACCTTCTTGCCGTTTTTTATGTACGTTAGTTTTATCGTCGAATTCCATTACAGATTCGCGTATCCAGCGGTGTTTAAAACCAATGGGTGGCTCTGGTGCTTCAAGAGCTGAACCCGGACGCCATTCTTGAACGCGCTCTGTGCGCTCCCGCGTACCTGAGTCGCGTGACTTCCTATTTTGATCATTTCCCATGATTATTCACTCCGTTTGTTTAGTTTTGCTACTTCTTGTGCGTATTTTTCGAGTGGTATTCTCATTTTTTTCGCAAAAGCAACTTGACCCGGTGATAACTCAACCGATTTTTTCCGCCCTGATTTTATAGACCGTCCATTGGACGTGGGAGCAACAGTCTGGGCGTTGGACCGTCTTTCCTTAAACTTTTGAGGCATTTCTCTACGCATACGAGAGTCTATCTCTTTATAGTAATCACTCGACGTAGGATCAAAATCCTCTTCTAAAACTAACTGTTCATGAATAGCTTGAGCTGCACGCGTCATAATGCGATCATTTCCAAACCAACTATTCTTATCTAACCAACTTTCCAATTTAGCATCACGCTTAACTGGTGCCTGCTGTTGTGGAGGAGCTTGCTGTTGTTGAACTTGAGCAGGTTGTTGCTCTTGCGCTCTTTGCCTATCGACATTAGCTTTTCTAGCTTGAACTTTATCTTTAGCTACAGCTATTTGTGCTAATGCTTGTTGAGCTTTAGCTGCACGATCATAGTCGCCAGCCTCACTTGCTTCTGCGTAAGCGCGAGTAGCTTGAGCTTCTTGAGCATTTAAGCGACCTTCAGCTTCTGTGTTATACCCTGCACTCATCTGCTGTAAACGCTGTTTCATTTGAGCGTTT